CTACTGTCAAAAGCAGACACATCTAGAGAGTACACCAAAGGACACGCAAACTGCTCAAGCTTACGCTCAAACAGCCTGCCTCTCTGCACTGGTGATAAACCCTTGGCGAACACTCGTGAAGCCTCAACGCCTCGACGCGGGCCCCTCCAACGGTAAACGGCGTGCTCAATTGGCTTAATGAAGCGGGCGATAGTATAATTGTACCGCGGACTTCTGCCTTGGATCGCACGGGGCCTACCGGGGAAGGATGTTTTACCAGTCAACTTGTCAGCTTTGACAAACATGGAAATTCTAGCGTCTTTGTCTTCAAACGGCAACGTCAGCAACTCTGACGCCACTCGCTCATACAAAGCACGCTTGCTCTTCGGCATGTTGTCAAGGACTTCATGATCCGGCAAAGGAACGACGTCGAAACACCTCAACTGCACTTTGATTCGCCTAGTGCTCCTCCTCATCTCATCAACCATCGCCGGCGTTGGCATTGGCACATTCAGAAACACGCGTTCGACAAGAGCCGCCAACTCTGTACAATGGCAGCTAGCGTGAATGACTGTGTTGATGCCCCAGTCTGGTCGGGGAAAAGGTCTACGGAACCACGACTCCCGACAAACCTTGCTCTCAGAGCTGCGGAAACTCCAACGCGGACCCACAGGAACACCTCTCGGTGCCACGTGAACACGCTCCACATACTCCGGACCACCCTAACCAGACAACCGACGAGGCGTGCGTGACGACGCCCAGTCCCACAACGAGCACCTGAGTGTTAACACATCCCACCACGTTGGTGAGCTTCCAAGCAAAAACCCAGTACTCGACAATGCACTAATGCCCTCCCACTGCAAATCTTCACCAAGATACGCCAAAGCCCGAGACTCCTCTGGTGTCACCGACAATGCCAAAGCAATGCTACGCCACATGACTTTCTCAACACAAACCATGCTTTTGTGACATTCTCTAGCCCAAATGCGGCAACGACCAGGGAGAGTTCGAAGAAGCGCCAAACTCCTTGGTTGAAATGCAGTGTGAAGGCGCAAATACATGACAAGCTCCGAGTCATAATTGCAGGCCCCACCACCACACGGCAGGTGCGTCAATGCAGCAACTCCAACAACCGGAGGCTGCACCGTCACGCACGCACCACGATGGTCAACGTCACTGAAGGCAACTCCTCCACTGGCGGCCACCCAGCGCCTGAACCGCGTGAGGAGGGTCTGGAGCACAACAACCCCAATAACCCACACACCCACGCTCCCAGAGCCCAACTTGAGCGACTTGGCCAGTCTTGGTCGCCAACGAACGACTAAACCACCATAGTACCCCACTGCTGCAGCAATCTCCAACAACACTGAATAGCTGCCACTCAACCAGGCTTTGCCCTCGCGGACAACCAACGACAGTCGTCCCAGAACCTCTGCAAGATTTGCACCTGCAGCGCCGAGCGCAAAGCGAACAACATCGCTAAGCGTCATGACCAAACGGCCATCGTCACGGAGGTCACCCGTGGCGAACCTGCGAACATCAAAGGCAGGAAATTCGCCCCATCGCCGGAGTTATAGGCTGGATGCCAACTAAAG